AATTATGGTTGAGTGTGAATTTAAATGAAAAAGTACAAAACTCCTTTGAGATACCCTGGTGGAAAATCTAGGGCAATTAAGTTTTTGGATAAACATATTCCTAGGAGATTTGAGAAGTATGTTGAACCATTCCTTGGTGGTGGTTCTATGGCACTCCACATCACTCAGGAAAGACCTAGAACATATATTTGGGTCAATGATCTTTATTACCCCGTATACGCCTTCTGGAAGACCTTACAGCAGGACGGTGAACGTCTTACTTATGAACTAAGAGAAATTAAAACAGAACTTGGTGAGAGTATTGAGGCACATAAAGAAGCATTTGATAATGCAAAGAAACAATTAGATGCTGGTGACATGTACTCAACAGCGTTCAATTTTTATATTTTAAATAAATGTTCTTTTAGTGGACTTTCTGCTAATTCTTCTTTTAGTAAGATGGCATCATATCAAAATTTTACACTTAGAGGAATTGATAAACTACCTGCAATTTCTGAAATCATTCAATTTTGGAAAATTACTAATCATGATTATGGTGAATTTTTATATGGAGATGATGCTTTTTTATTTCTAGATCCTCCTTATGATATTAAAACATCATTGTATGGTAGTAATGGTAATATGCATAAAGGATTTGATCATGAATTGTTTGCAGCACAATGTTGTAACTCAGAACAAAAGTGTATGATTACATATAATTCAGATCTTTATGTTAAAGAAAGGTTTCCTAAATGGAAACAGAAAGATTGGGAACTTACTTACACAATGAGATCCACTGGTAATTACAATAAAAACCAAAAGAAACGCAAAGAACTTCTTCTTTTAAATTATTAATGAATAAATTTAGTCACAGTTTGACGGACTATCTTAAGTCCATTAACGAAAATAAAATTAATTTGATGGAAACTGATGATCCAGGATGGGAAAAAAATTACCCCTCCTGGATTATTAATAAGTGCCTGTCTGGTTTTATTGATACGGTTATGTTTGCTAATGAAATGAATACTTATCATGATATTAGTAATCGTATGCAGTATGATTTTTACATAAATACTGTTAGGAAGAGAAAGAGATTCTCTCCTTGGGAGAAGAAAGAGAAACTTGATAATCTTGATGCTGTCAAAGAGTATTATAATTATAGTACTGAGAAAGCACAAGCAGTTTTGAAAATTCTAAATAGTAAACAAATTGATTATATTAAATCTAAATTAAACCGTGGAGGTAAAACGTAATGACTCAGGTTGCTGAGGTTCAGTGGACTCGTGAAAGTATGGTAGAGGTAACTTTATCTCAACCAGATGACTTTCTTAAGGTAAGAGAAACTCTTTCTAGAATTGGAGTAGCATCTAGGAAAGAAAAGAAATTATACCAATCCTGTCATATTCTACATAAACAGGGAAAATATTACATTGTACATTTCAAAGAATTATTTGCTCTTGATGGTAAATCAGCAAATCTAACATTAAATGATGTTCAACGCCGTAACAGAATTACTCAACTTCTTTCTGATTGGGGACTTATTTCTATTGTTAATACTAGCAGTGTTCTTGACATCGCTCCTCTTAATCAAATTAAAGTCCTTGCTTACAAAGAAAAAGGTGAGTGGCAATTAGAATCTAAGTATAACATCGGTAAAAAGAAAACTACCACATCAACTCTTCCTGAAATTCCAGTTTTAGATGTATAAATAAAGACACATAATATCTTTATTCATGACTCTAAATAAAAAACCAGTAGAAAAAGAATATGATGATGAAGATAAAAGTGAAGTTCTAGGTAATTTAGTAAAAGTAATTGTACTTATATGGTCAGCATCTCTGCTTACATTTAGTTACGTACGACTCCCTAATGGTCAAAAGATTTTAGATTTTGATCCAACTTTCATCGCAAGTGTGTTCAGTGGATCACTTGCTGCTTTCGGTTTGTCCCCTGCTAGGAACGGCGGTGCAAAGAAAGCACCACCCATAGGTAAAAAGGAAGAAGAAAATGCAAAAATTAATTAACGGAATCGCCATCCTAAGTGGTGTAGTATCATTGACAGTAGTAGGTAGTGGTGTATTCATTTATTTACAAAAAGATGCTATCATTGATAAAGTAAAAGATAGTATTAAAGAACAAGTATTAGGTGGCGTAACAGATGCTCTCCCAAGTGCTATGCCAGAGATGCCTAAAGTAACTGGAGGTATAGTTCCTCCATCTTTCTAAATGGAAATTCCAATTATATCTTCTCCCGAAATTAGGGAGATTGAAATACCAAAAGTAGTAACAGAATATTATACTAGAACTGTATTACCTCCACCAGTTGTAGTAAATATTGGTTTGCCTGTTGTTGATATTCCTGGATGTGTTGAAGCACACGAAACTAACAATCCTAAAAACAATAAAATTAAAGAAGACGATCCTTCTGGAACTTACACACTGTGTGATGCTGGAGTTCCCAGTTATAATCCTATAAATTATAACCCAGAGGAAATGACTATTGATCGTCCAGCACCTGTACCTAATACTGAAATACCAGAACCACCAGAAGTAGAAGCACCTGAAATACCAAAAGATCTTAAAGAATTGCAATGCCCTACAGAAGTACAAAAGTTAACACAACCTATTGGTACTCTTGTAGAAAGTGGAACTAAAAAAATTACTGAGTATAGATTGGTAGGAAAAGAATGTATACCAATCACTGAAGAGATTACTATTACAGATCAAATTATCAAAGGAATACCATCTGCAAATCAAGTTACAACAACTACATCAATTGCTGTTGTAGCAACCGCTGCTGCTGCAGCAACTCCTTTATTGCTAAGAGTTGTAAAACCTGTAATTAAACAACTAGCAAAAAAGATTAAAAAATTAATAGGTAAGAAAGTAGAAAAACCTTCCCGTGCAGAAATTCAAGCAAATGAATATCGTGCAAAGAAAGGTTTGCCTCCTTTAAAAAAGAAGTAAATTATAATTTAGAGTTATTACCGATAGAAATATCTTTTAAATCTTTTGGATTTGTGCTAGGTATTGTGTGTTTATGTTCTTTTACATGTGTTACATTATGTACTACGACATCTGAACATACCTTATAGTAAGGTGATTTTGGATGGAATGTGATGCCCTCTTTGAGCAAATTTCCACAATTTTTCAATCTTCCAATCTCAAAATCTAATCTTTTGTTGGCAGTTAATTGCTTCATCATTTCGATGTTAGCATTTGCTGCCTGTTTGCATTGTTCTTGTAATTCTTTATCTAATGGTCTAGACCATGTGGCACTAAAACCTATAGACAAATTAGTATTATTCTTTTGTCCTGTACGAGTAGGAATGTAGTAGAGTATATCCCCAGGATTGTCTAATAAACCATCTTCATCTAAATCTGACATGTCGTACACGGGATCCATATACATTTCTTCAAACGGATGCTGTTGTGAAAGCGATCCTGTTACGTATGGAGTAAAATTGACGGTAGGTCCTTGGCACTGTATACCATTCCCATAAGTATTAGTTATGTATGGTCCTTGAAGCACCTGGATTGCCTGATTAGTCACACTACCACTGGAGTTTGCTATGGGCGATGCGGTTGCACTTACACCCCCGACAGTTTCCGCCAGAGTGACAGGGACACTCGCAATGTTTGATAGACATACGATTATTGGGAGAAAATACTTGTTGTATCTGTTACGCTTTGAATTTCTGTTGTTCTTTGGATTATTGTATGATTTTGCAATCCAGCTCCAGAATAGGTCTCCGTAAATTGAAACGCTTCTCCTGGATTTGTTTGAACGAATGATGGTCTTTCGGTCACATTTGTCCATGTTGATGTCACTCCGTCTATAGTTACATTATTTGTTCCCGTACCTGGGGATAGATCTCCGTCTGCTGTTATTCCCGAACCCGTTACTGAATATTGATATCCTGTGGCATAATCCATAGAATTTATTGTCTCAGTTACAGTCGTAGTTGTCTCAGTATGAGACGACATACTACCTTGGGTAAAATTAGGGACGACAGGCACTGCTATGACTGGGTTTATGCCACTCATAGTGATTAACAAGAGGAATATTTTATGTGTATTCCTCATGCTATTAGTCGATCACGGTAATTTCGCTGACGAACTGTCCAATCGCACTAGTACCTGCTCCACCTGCAGTCACTGTAACGATTCCTGCTGAAGTTACGGTACCTGCTAGGTCACCTGGGGTGCCTGCTGCATAAGAGGTTTGATCTGAGAACAGTGAGACAGCACCCACGGTAGGGGCACCTGTTAATACATCGTCCGCTTCTGTGTAAGATTGAGAAAAGCTAAACGCTGTGCCTGGGGTATCTTGAGTCGCCACAACGGTTCCTGGAGAATATACCCCTGATGCAATAGTTCCTGCAGATACAACGTTTGCATCATCACCAACAGCAGTATCAATATTGCTACCAGAAATTGAGAAACTTGAACCAATTCTTGAAGCATCGGTCCTTGCTGCATCTACTGTTAGTTGAACAGATGATGCATGTTTAGAAATAATACCGCCAGCATTTGCTGCAGTTGTCGTCATCAGTAACATACCAAAAGCAATAAATACTTTTTTCATTTGTGAATTTGGATATTCAACGCTACTTTATTTATGTATAAATATACGTGAGATCTTTCGTGCGGTCTCTACTAAAGTCGGAACACCTTATGTAGTGGTACGGTTTATACCAAACCACTATTTTTTTGTGCATATAAATAGTGATGTCGCCTTCGGGGACACAATTTACACTCGCTTACTAAGGAGAACCATGACTAACATTCAGAGATATACTGCTGCCGATCTTCCAGAATTAATGGATAAGATCACAAGAAACAGCATTGGATGGGATGATTACTTCCAACAATTTTGGAATACAAATACAAACGCTAACTATCCACCATACAATATTGTTCATGTAAACAACGTTGAATCCAGATTAGAGATTGCACTTGCAGGATTCAAAAAGAAAGAAGTTAAAGTTTACACGGAATATGGTAAGTTAATCGTTGAAGGAACTAAAGAAGAAAAAGAAAAAGAAACATATAGTCATAGAGGACTAGCACAGAGATCTTTCTCAAGGGCATGGTCGCTATCTGATGACGTTGAAGTTAAAGATGTATCATTTGCAGATGGACTTCTTACAGTTACACTAGGCAAGATTATTCCAGAACACCATGCAAGAAAAGAGTATCTATAATATCAAATAAATAAATCAACAGGAGGTCTTGACAAATCGTTAAGACCTCTTTATAATATAAATTAAACCAACTATATTAAAATGGCAGTAAAAATTGTTTCCCTAAAATCTGGGGAATATGTTGTGACTGAATTACAAGAGGCAGTTGATGATAAACAACGTAGACAAGCATTTGTATTCAATAATCCTCACTGTGTAAAGATTGAACCTCTTGAAGGTTCTGAATTAGAATTTGATCTTGAGGATCCTGAAGCACGTCAAAGTATTAAAGGTCAGTATAAGATTCTTCTTTCTAGGTGGAACCCACTTACTCCAGATACTCAAATTGCAGTCAATCCTGATTGGGTTATTTCTATTTCTGAACCTATGATGAGCATTGTTGAAAGTTATATCAAGATGACACAACCTGAGGAAACTACTCTTACCGAAACTGAGGTAGTTGATAAATAATAAAAAAGTGATAGGATAGTAGTGAAGACGTTCCAAAAACTCAGATTGACTCTGATGTATAACCAAGAATTAAATATCAAGTTTTGGGAAGATGGCGTTCTCAAACCAGAAGTAAAAGATAAACTTTTACAGATTGGAAACAAATGGGCAGATTTTGCTAAGATTCCGTCCAATGCAGTAAAAGATATGATTCTGGTTGGTGGTAACGCTAACTACAATTACACTAGATTTTCTGATCTAGACCTTCACTTAGTTGTAGACAAAAGTCAAATTGCTGACTGCCCAGATCTTTTAGATGATTATCTAAGAGACAAAAAGAAGTTGTGGGCACTTGTCCACGACATTAAAATCTATGCTCATCCTGTTGAGTTATATGCTCAAGATGAGAGAGATCCACTACCTGCTAACCAAGGTGTGTATTCCATCATTCAAGACAAATGGTTATTGTCACCTAACAAAGTTAAGGTTAATCTTGCAGACCCCTTGCTTATTCGCAAGATTCATGATATGATGGAGAAGATTGATGATCTCATTGAGAATGAAGCAGACGATGCTGACGTTCTACGAAAACTTCAAAAGAGAATTCGTGACATGAGAGCGTCTGCAATTCAACAAGGTGGAGAGTTCGCTCTAGAGAACCTAGTGTTCAAAGAGTTACGAAATCGTGGATACCTTGATAAACTATCAAACCACATTAGACATTTAGAAGACACTACATTATCACTATGACCGTTAAAGTTATGTTGTTGAAATCTGGCGAAGATGTTATTTCTGACGCCAAAGAAATTATGGACAATGAAAAGAAAGGCATTGTTGCTTATCATCTTTCAAATCCATTTGTAATGCAACTCACCGCTGAAGAATCTGATGAACTTCAAGTAGAAGGTGAAGAAGGACCACGTACAAAGTATTCTGTTAAATACACCCACTGGGCACCTCTTTCTAAGCAAAGAGCATTTGTAATTCCAGCAGATTGGTTAGTTACTATTTACGACCCACATGACAATATTCTCAAAGATTATTGTTTAAAGAATAATATTGAACTAGAGAGTGATAAAGAATCACCAATGGCACCACCTCCAGTAGAGGTTCCAGAAACAACTGTTGAAGCAGCGTAATGGAAATAAAATTGATACTTCTTCGCAATGGCACTTATTTAATTTCTCAAATTTCTGAGATGGAAATGGAACCCTCTTGTTTCCTAGCGGATCCAATGGAAATTGTTGAAGGAGAACTTAAGACATTCCCAAGGTATACAAACCAAAGAAATGTTTTACTATATTCTGAATCACTTGCTACATTAGCAACACCAGATTCAAATATCCTTTCGGAGTATCAAAAACTCCTATCACAATTGCCATCTGATGACGAAGAACTTTTACAGTAATGTGTTTTTGACTGGGGATAAAATCCTTTATATTGGATACGATCATGGAGAACGTGTTCAATATGAAGAGGTTTTCTCCCCTGTTCTTTTTGCTCCTACAAATAATAAAACTGAATACAAAACTCTAGAGGGTGAGTATGCTCAAAAGATTAATTTTGATACCATAAAAGATGCTAGAGAATTTATTGAACAATACAAACATGTAGATAACTATAAAATCTATGGTAATTCTAGATTTTTGTATCAGTATATTAGTGACAAATTTCCAGAGGAACGATTAGATTGTGATACTTCTCTGTTAAAAATTTATACCATTGATATTGAAACCTCTTCTGAAAATGGATTTCCTAATGTTAGGGAAGTTTCAGAAGAGATTCTTTGTCTTTCTATTAAAGATTTTACTAGTAAGAAAATAATTGTATGGGGAACACGTGAGTATGAACATTCACGAGATGATGTAGAGTATCGTGTTTTCTGGAAAGAAGAAGAAATGCTACGTGATTTTTTAAAATGGTGGGCAGAAAACACTCCTGATATTATTACTGGTTGGAATGTAAAACTATTTGACGTTCCTTTTATATGTCGTCGAATAGAACGTGTACTTTCTACAAAGTATATGAAATCACTTTCACCATGGAATAAAGTATTTGAAAAAGAAACAGAAATTAAAGGTCGTTTAAATATTCACTATGATATTATCGGTGTTAGTATTCTTGACTACCTAGATCTTTATCAAAAATTTACTTATACTAATCAAGAATCATATCGACTTGATCATATTGCTAATGTAGAACTTGGTAAAAAGAAACTTGATCACTCTGAGTATGAAACTTTTAGAGATTTTTACACTCAGAATTGGCAAAAGTTTGTTACGTATAACATTCATGACGTTGAATTAGTTGATCAATTAGAAGACAAGATGAAACTAATTGATCTTGCTGTTAATCTTGCATATGATGCTAAGGTTAATATTGAAGATGTTTACTCACAGGTTCGTATGTGGGATAGTATCATCTATAATTATCTTACACCTAAAGGTATTGTCGTTCCTCCTATTGAAAGGAATGATAAAGATGCTAAGTATGCTGGTGCATATGTTAAAGAACCTGTCCCAGGTCTTTATGAGTGGGTTGTTAGTTTTGACCTTAACTCTCTATACCCTCATCTTATTATGCAGTATAATATCTCACCAGAGACGTTATTACCTACAAAACATCCATCGGCAACTGTAGATAGAATTCTGCAACAACAGATAACTATTGATGGTGATCAATGTGTATGTGCAAATGGAGCACAATATAGAAAAGATGTTCGAGGATTCCTTCCTGAGTTAATGGAAAAGATCTACAACGAACGTAAGATCTATAAGAAAAAGATGCTTGTTGCTAAACAAGAATATGAAAAGAATCCTACTCCACAATTAGTTAAGGATATTTCAAAATTTAATAATATCCAAATGGCACGTAAGATTCAACTTAATAGTGCTTATGGTGCTATTGGTAATCAATATTTTAGGTATTATAAACTTGCTAATGCAGAAGCAATCACACTTTCTGGTCAAGTTTCTATTCGTTGGATAGAAAATAAGATGAATGACTACCTAAATAATCTGTTAAAAACGGAGGAGGTAGATTATGTTATTGCATCTGACACCGATTCAATATATCTTAATCTTGGACCTCTCGTTACTAAATTTTTTAGTAATCGGGTTGGCGAAAAAACAGCAATTGTATCCATACTTGATAAGATATGCAAAGAAAAATTGGAACCTTTTATTGAGGGTTCATATAAAGAACTGGCAACGTATGTGTCAGCATATGATCAAAAAATGATTATGAAACGTGAAAACGTTGCTGACAAAGGAATCTGGACTGCCAAAAAACGATACATTCTTAACGTATGGGATAGTGAGGGAGTCCGTTATACAGAACCAAAACTTAAAATGATGGGTATTGAAGCAGTTAAATCTTCTACACCTGCACCATGCAGAACTAAGATTAAAGAAGCACTCAATATCATCATGACTAAAACTGAGGAAGATCTAATAAAATTCATTGATGAGTTTAAAACTGACTTCTATAACATGCCCCCAGAGGATGTTGCTTTCCCTAGAAGTGTTAATGGATTGACAAAATGGAGAGGAGATGCTACCCTGTATAGGAAAAGTTGTCCCATCCATGTACGAGGATCTCTCTTGTACAATTTTCATTTAAAGAAAAACAAACTTATTCATAAGTATCCTTTGATTCAAGAGGGTGAGAAAATTAAGTTTGTTTATTTACAAACTCCTAATATTTTAGGAGAAAATGTTTTTTCTTTTATTGCTAACTTTCCTACAGAACTTGATGTTAGTAAGAACGTTGATTATAAAAGACAATTCCAAAAATCATTTTTGGATCCTCTCAAGATTATTCTTGATACTATTGGTTGGAAAACCGAAAAAGAAGTTAACCTGGAGTTTTTATTCGTATGAGTATCTTTGAAACACTTGCTAAAGAAGCAAAAAATGAATACGCTAAAGTTGTTTCTGAAACAAACAACAAACAATGTTTTGTTGGAACAGGATCTTACATCCTGAATGCCATGATTAGTGGTAGTATCAATGGTGGTATCCCTGACAATAGAATTACTGCTATTGCTGGTGAACAAGCAACAGGTAAAACTTTTTATGCTATTGGTATTGCTCAACATTTTTTAGAAACAAATCCTGATGGTGCTGTATTTTACTTTGATAGTGAATCTGCAGTTACATCAGACATGTTTCAAAATCGTGGATTAGATGAGAATCGTGTTTGGCATTTTCCAGTAGACACCATTGAAGAATTTCGTACTCAAATTATTCGTATCTTAGATAACCTTATTAAAACAAAGGAACAAGATCGTAAACCTCTTTTAATTATCTTAGATTCTCTTGGTATGCTTGCATCATCAAAAGAATTAGATGATGCTTTGTCTGATAAACAAGTTCGTGACATGACTAAATCACAAGTCATAAAATCAGTTTTCAGAATTATTACCAGTAAACTAGGAAAACTAAAAGTTCCTATGATTGTCACAAACCATACATATAAAACAATGAACCCATATGGTGAAGCAACTGATATGGGTGGTGGTAGTGGTCTTAAATATGCTGCATCAACTATTATTCATCTTTCTAAATCTAAAGAAAAAGATGGAACTGATATTGTAGGTAATATTATTAAAGTAAAAGCAAACAAATCACGTTTCACTAAGGAGAATTCACAAGTTGCAACACGACTATTTTTTGACTCACGTGGACTGGACAAGTACTACGGACTATTGGAGTTGGGTGAAAAGTATGGAGTATTCGAGAGGAAGGGGAATAGAGTTATTGTTGGTGAATCTTCCGTTTATCCTTCTGTTATTCTCAAGGAACCTGAAAAATACTTCACAGAAGAAGTAATGGAAAAACTTGACTGGGCAGCAGGGCAAGAGTTTAACTATGGCGTTGAATAAAATAAGTGATTTTATCAAAGTTTATGACAACGTATTATCAAATGAGTATTGTCAATTCTTAATTGATTATATTGATTTTGGTAAATCAAAATTTATTGATCATCAATTAAAACCTCAGTTTTATGAATTGGTTTTTGATAAATCTATGGTTCCTGAATGTATTGATAAGATCAGTCCATATCTAGATTATTACATAGACAGTGTTGGATGTGATCCTTGGTTACCTCAAAATTATACCTATGAGTTTCCTAGAGTAAAAAGATACAGAAAAAATACTGACGATCAATTTGATACCCACGTCGATGTTGGGGATCATATATCAGCAAAAAGGTTTATTGCTTTTCTTGTTTATCTAAACGATGTTACAGAAGGTGGTGAAACATGTTTTCCTGGTATAGACAAATTCATTAGACCAAAACGTGGTAGAATGATTATCTTTCCTCCGTTGTGGATGATACCTCATAAAGGTAAACCCACAATAAGCGAGGACAAATACATTATGAGCACTTATTTGCATTACTTATGAACTCACTTGAGTATACAATTATAAAGAACCTTGTATGTAACGACGAATATCGTCGTCAAGTGTTTCCATATCTTAAGGTTTCTTATTTTGAATCAGACACTAACTTAACTTTATTCAAACTTATCAAATCTTTTATTGAAAAGTATGAGAAGTGTCCTACTAAAGAATCATTAGAAGTAGATCTCCAAGGAGCATCTCACCTTAGTGAAGAAACATTTAAAAATGTTAGTTCTGCTATACGTAATTTAGAAAAAGATGATTCTGATTACAAATGGTTAGTAGATACAACAGAGGAATGGTGTAGAAATAGAGCAATTTATCTCTCACTTTTAGAAAGTATTAAAATTGCTGAAGGTGATGATAAAGAAAAGGATATGGGTTCAATTCCAACTATCCTTTCTGATGCAATTTCTGTTTCTTTTGACAATAAAGTTGGGCATGATTACCTTGATGATTATCAAGAAAGATTTGATTTCTATAATCGTGTAGAAACTAAGATTCCTTTTGATCTGGCAATGTTTAATAAGATTACTAAAGGTGGTCTTACTAACAAATCATTAAACGTTGCATTAGCAGGCACTGGTGTAGGTAAATCATTATTCATGTGTCACGTTGCTGCATCAACATTACTACAAGGTAAGAATGTATTGTACATTACTTGTGAAATGTCAGAAGAAAAAATTGCAGAACGTATTGATGCTAATCTTTTAAGTGTTCCTATTCAAGATATTGCTTCACTTCCTAGAAAGATGTATGAAAGTAAAGTAAATAACTTGATGAAGAAAACAAGTGGTAAACTTATTATCAAAGAATATCCAACTGCATCTGCTCATGTGGGACATTTTAGATCTCTTCTTAGTGATCTATCTCTTAAGAAAAGTTTTAAACCTGATATTATCTTTGTAGATTATCTTAATATTTGTACCTCACAAAGATTCAAAGCATCATTTGTCAATTCATATACTTTAGTTAAAGGTATTGCAGAAGAACTTCGTGGTCTTGCTGTAGAACAGGGTGTACCAGTTGTATCTGCTACTCAAACAACTCGTAGTGGTTATGGTAGCACTGATATTGACCTTACAGATACTTCGGAATCTTTTGGTCTTCCTGCTACTGCTGATCTTATGTTTGCTCTTATTAGTACAGAAGAATCTGAACAGTTAGGGCAAATTTTAGTAAAACAATTAAAGAATAGATACAATGATCTTACAATTAATAAGAGATTTGCTGTGGGTATTGACAGAGCAAAGATGAAGTTGTATGATTGTGAACAATCTGCACAAGACGGTATGATTGATGCAGGTGATGATAATGAAAAACCATCTACTAATAAAACCAAATTTGGAGGATTTAATTTTGACTAAGAAGCACATTGATTTTAAACGTTATGAAGAATTTGTTTCTGCAGTTACATCTGATGCATCAACAAACTTCGTTGACTTCGCTGATCGTATTGGAGAGTTAGATCGTGAAGGTGCTAACATTGAACGTCTCCTCACTAGTGGTGTTGGAATCAATGCCGAAGGTGGTGAGTTTCTAGAGATCGTTAAGAAAATGGTATTCCAAGGTAAACCATGGAATAAAGACAATCGTAAGCATCTTATTATTGAGTTGGGTGACGTTATGTGGTACGTGGCACAGGCATGTATGGCACTTGAAGTATCATTTGATGATGTAATTGCTACCAATGTCAAGAAACTAGAGAAGCGTTATCCTAAGGGATCGTTTGATGTATATTTTTCTGAGAACCGTAAAAAAGGTGATCTTTAAACTAAATATTTTTGTAGAGTAGAGTGTTCAATGAAGTTTGAAACTGCAGAAGAATTGTTAACTTTTCTAACAGACAATATTAAAACTTCTTATAAGGAAAGATACTCTGGTAAACCAGAAATTTCTTCTCCAAGTAAAACAGGTAAAGGAACTAGAACTGTTAAGTTCAAAACTGCTTATCGTGCTAACTTGCATGACTCTATGCTAGAACTTCTTAAGTTTAAAAGAATTAAACATACACGTCGTTTAATGCCTAGTGTCCAATCTAACCTAGAAGTTATTGAAATTGAAACTAAAAATGAAAAAGTTAGAATTTTAATTAAACCAAAATCAGGAAGAGAATGGAGACAACAAAGTTATTGGAATCAAAGATTAGAAACTTTAGATAACTGGAGACAAATTAAAGGTTATCCAGACACTCAAATTGAATTTTCAATCTTAAGTAAAATTAATAGAAAAATTGAAGAACTAGGTAGTATGAAATCAGTAACGTTGAGAATTAAATCTCAAAGTTATAAAGATATTATTGGTTTTGTTGCTGGTTCTTCAGGTGCTAAAGCAGATTTTGTAGGTATTAATTCTAAAGGCGAATCTAAAATTTTTATATCACATAAAGATGGTCGAGGAGCAAAAGATTTTCAACAGTATTCTGGATTATCTTCTAGATCAGGTGGATCTATTTACGATCATCCAGAAGTAAAAAGTTTTAGAGAAGACATTGCTAAAAAAGAAACATCTGATTTCTATAGACAAGCATACAGGAGTGCTTTTTATCGTGAGATTGAAGATAAGCAATTAAAACAAAAAGCAATCTTTGGTAAAGATTATGGTTCTGGAAGAAAGAATGAAAACAATGTTAGTTTATTTGCACAAGGTGATCCAGTTCTAATTAAAACTGGTCCTGGAAAAGTTAATTTAGATTTTAAATCTAAAGTTGTAGAAAGTACTCAACTATCTCAATTAGAACGTGAAGGATATAATCCTATTTTAGGTGCTAGAAAAGGTGAAGCGTATCGAGTAGTTGAATAC